CGGACATCGAACTCTTGCAACCATGTGCATTGCTACCGTCTTTTCCTTCCTCAGCGCGCTGGTATGCGCTGGACCCTGGGCTGAGCACGTCTCGCCCCTGGTCAAAAGTCCCCACCAGACTGGTCCCATGACCGAGTCTGAAGAACTCAGCACCCTGCTGGGTTTCCCTCTCACAGTTTCGACCGTCACCGCGTTGCGCAGATGGTTGTCGAGTGCTCATAGCACCGATACTGTGGTTGTGGAGTGGGAGGCCGCCGTACATAAGGCGACCGAGCAGACTGAACTCCTTCTGCTCTTCCTCTCCGACATGGGCCTCTCCGACCCTGTCCCTGCACGCCTTTCCGTGCGCTTCCGCCTCCGCCTGTCTATCTACAATCTGGTAGACTGTGGCGAGGAATACTTGAAGTGGAAGTTCTCTCATATTGCCTGCCGTGCCTTCGGGCAGGCCGAGATGCCCGCGAGTCCTTCGTGGGTGCACGAGAAGGATCATCCCGACGTCCTTATCGGGGGAGCCGTATACAAATTTACGCGCAGAATTCTCCATTCTGGCGCGTGCGGTTCCAATCATGAGATCCCGGCCGAGACCATCAGGTTCGGCTGGAATATCTCTCAGCTCAAGAAAGGTATGCCCCTTATGTCCGAGGCCAAGCTCAAGCTGGCCGTCCAGAAGACTATTGTGGCCCTCAGCAGCAGCCACGGTCCCACCAAGCTCTCTCCCTGGGAGATGGATGGCCGTGAGGACATCTGCTGGGAAACCGGAACAGTCCAGCCCCCTGGTGGACCGCTAGGCCTCGACCGTCTCGCCGACGTCGTAGCTCGCACAGCCGCCGAGTACTACCCACCTGGGTGGTACCGGCCCTCCGGCACCTATACACCGAGCATCTCAGGCCACTTCTACACCAAACGTGCCGCCACCGGCGCGATGGGGGCGCTTGTCCGTCACCGGCCTGAATTTGATTATGAGATGCAGTACAAAATTCCCACACCCAAGTCCTTCAACCTCCGCAGATTCGTCCTTGCGGAGAAGCTCGTTGACACCTGTACCGGCCTCGCACGCTTTTGTAGCTGCTGTGGCTGGCACCCTGACGATACCACCATCACCGTCACACCAAATATACCACCGGAGTTGCTTCTCGAGTCCATCTCGTTCGACGAGTCTCACGCACACTCCAGTCTCATGGCAGTCCGACCAGTAGGCCTCCTGGAACCATTCAAAGTCCGCGTAATCACAGGCGGTCCTGAAGGTAAGTACTATCGCACAAAGTACATTCAGAAGGCGACTCACTCTCATCTGAGGCAGCATGCTAGCTGCGCTCTCATTGGTGAGCCCATCAGTCCGAAACGTCTCGAAACTACCTTGCGGCCTCTCGGCCCAGGTGAGTTCTACGTCAGCGGCGACTACTCGGCAGCCACCGACAATCTCAATCCCCGCCTTTCCGAGGTGGCAGCAAAGACCATCGCGCTCAACGGCGGGTGGCACGCAGACTGGCAGTCTCTCTACATCGAGTCACTGACCGGCCATCACATCTACACAGGCAAGGGCAAGCCTCCTACCGAGGAGAGTGCTCTCCGTGCTAAGTGTGTGAAGCAGGAGTGGGGGCAGCTAATGGGCTCCCCTACCTCTTTTCCCATTTTGTGCATCGTAAACATGGCGCTCTCGCGCTATGCACTGGAGCTCCGCTCTGGCCGCAACCTCAGTCTTGAGGAGTGCGGGATTCTGATAAATGGAGATGACATCGGTTTCGTTACCGATGCTGCTGGCTATGATATCTGGAAAAAGGTCACCGCGGCGGGAGGGCTTGAGCCTTCTCTGGGCAAGAACTTCTGCTCGCGGCAGTTTATTGTACTGAACTCTACATTCTACGACGTCGAGAAGACTAGTGGAGGTGGAAGGTCCTTCAGTTACCGTCCGTATATAAACTATGGCCTGCTGATGTGCAGGAATGAGAACGGTACGCCGTTGGAGAAGATACAGGAGGCGCTCGTGCCTTCTGGAGATCCCAGGACACCCGACATCGGTTCGCTCGCAAGCGACCTCATCAAGGGACACCCTCTGGATATTCAGCTCCGATTGCTTAAGAG